CCAGATGTCTAGATCCATTTCGACGGCAAACGCTGGCGGTTTTTCGCTGCCTGCGAGTTGCACGAGCTCGTCGCGTTCTTCTTCGACTGCGACTTGCTTCACCTGTGTATTGTCGAAATAGCCACCGTACCCATCCAGAACACGCCTAACGGCATCTGCCACTAGCCTGGCTTCCTCGAATGTCGCCGCGTAGCAGACAAGATTCAGCGTGAGCCGCGGCACGCCGATTGGCGCGGCAAATGCCTGCTCACGCTCAGTAGCGGTGCGTCTGGTCACGATAAACGGCAGCGGCGTCTCTGGCGTCGCGTACTGGTTAAACACGCGATGCCCAACGTACTGCGTGACGCTGGCGTCTGAGATCAGGGCGTTTCTTATGTTTTTGTCTGGGTAGCGAACTGCCATCACTGAGCCTTTCCGCCGCGAAACGGCCTGGCCATTTCCTTCGTCGCATTAATAATTCCAGCAGCCATTTCCTTAACGGTGTCGGTCTTGATCTGGCTTTTCTGGCGTGCGTATGCGGTCTCGATAGGTGGCGTCCCCGACTTGCCGCCAACGGGCATTTTTCCAAGGTCGACCTGCTCGCCTTGAAAAGTTCCCTTCAAGAATCCCTTTGGTGGCTTCGGCTTGGTGACAAGAGCACCGTTTTTGCGTCGCACCACTGTGAATGGACGTTGCGAATAAGATGAAGCAACACGGCCTTTTGTTTTTCGCTCCTTAGTGCCTTTTTCCACAAAATGAGCGTGGAATCCGCGTTCATTGCTTTTGCGGTCGGAATCAATCTTTCCACGCGGCGGCTTTGTGTAACCAGCCACCGCAACGCCAGCACCGTCACGCACGTATCGTTTCGTCTTCTTCTTGACAGCCTTCTTCAGGTTGCCGGTCGGCCCGCGAGGCGTGAGCTTTCGAATGAGTTTGTATGTGGGGTCAATGGCACGGCCAAGTGCAGCAGCCATATGCTTGGCAGCGATATTGTTCGGCAACAGCTTAAAAGCATCCTGCAGCTCTTTTAGCTTTGGCAGCTCGATGTCGACTTCGATGCCCATTAGGCCACCTGCTCCTGGCAGATCAGAACGTGTTCGCTGCGGTTTCCATATTCCAGAACACTCACAACGTCGAGCGTGCGACTTCGCCATTGAAGCCGCATCTGTGCCGTCAGCCCGTCTAGGTATCGCATCCGAACTTTGTGCGTGATCTCCACCTGCTGCTGACCGAACTGCAACGCTTCGCGGCTGCTGACGCCTTCCACGCTCGCCCATCTCGTCGCGTAGGTCGACCAGCTGAGCTGCGATTCGCCCAGATCTGTCGTCGTGCGTGTTGGCTGCTGGACGGTCACCCGCTCACGCAGCTGGCCTGGCAAGATCATGCGTAGCTGCCCCACTTGCAGGTATCAAGCAACGCTTTAACGCCAAACGGCACATCCTGCGGCACAGCACCTGTGGACACGGCGGCCTGGCGGTTTTCATACAGGTGAGCCACGAGCATCAGAATCGCGTGGCGAATCGCCTGCGGCACGTCGGAGCCCGCGGCACCGTAACCAGCCCACCAGGTCACTGTGACGGCATTTGGATCAGTCAGGTGGCTCGGCCAGGTGCCGTTGTAGACCGTGCGAATGCGGCCTGGTGTGGCATCTCGATCTACGCGGTAGCTCGATGTCGAGAGCGTGGTGGTCGTCGGCGTCGCCGTGCTGGCACTGCCAGGGTCGAGAGCGTAGGTGATAGCGGTTGCCGTCAGCGTCCCGCTGGTGGCCATCGGCGGCCGCGGCAGCTCAAACTCATATGGAAACGTGTCCATCCGCAGCGTGAGCTGCTGCGAGACCAGGGCGCGGTCGAGGTACTCTTCGGCGTACTTGCGGGCCGCGGTGATCAGTGAGCCGATGTACGTGTCATCATCGTCTATGTCGACGCGCAGGTGGGCCTTGGCTTCGCTGACGCTGACGGGCTCGACGGCCGGTGCGGTCTCAGTCGTGAGGCTGCGGTATCTCACTGCGTTTGCGTCTCCTGCGTCTGACCGTGGCGGTGCGAACCTCTGGTTCTGCTGTCGCGGTCTCCAGCAGCTGCCGCTGCTGCTGTGGCACGGCAATGCCACGAGCAATCAGCAGATTTGCTTCACCGTCGCCCAGCTGGGCCGTCTGCCCTCTGCGATACGCGCGAAAGCTCTTCACAAACTCTATCTGCATCACTGGTCTACCCTCCAGACGCCTTCCGGCGGCTTCATGTTCACACAGAAGTCTGTGGCGTGTTGGTACACTGGTTTGGCCAACTGCTCACCTGGCCAGGTCACCATGTACTCACCGTGGCCGAGAATCACGCGTGGCGAAACATACAGACGATTCCCGGCATTTTTGAACTGCCGCCAGAAGAAAATATCGTCGTCGATTCGGCCGTCGCCCCATTCGCCGTCATCGTTTGGGATGCCTTGAAACCACGGCTTGGGCATCCGCTTCAGTGAAGCGGTCGAAATGAATGTGCAGCCGAAATGTGCAGTATCAACCTGTCGCACTGGCGCTGAAAACCATTCCCGCGGCACGCTTACCTTGGCATCCTCTGGCGTGTCGTCCCGGTCGACGCGGTCGACGCGGTAGCTCGATCTGAACAACTCGGTGGTCGTCGGAGTCGCTGTGAGCGTGTCCAGCATGGTCAGCATCGGGCGACCGTCTTCACGTTTAGTCTGCAGCCCGGTGATGGCGTCACACTGGAACGTCATCGCCAGGGCGAGCAGGTGTTCAACGTCTGCCTGGGTAAAAAACGTATCATAGTCGATGGTCAGGATGTATTCGCAATCGTCCGCAAACTGTTGTATTACACGCTGGAGGCACTGGCCCCAAAACGCACCAGTGACCTTAGTCGGCCGAATGCCCAGCGGCATCAGTGCCTGCGCCCACGTGAAGAAATTGTCCATGAAGCCCAGGCGAGGCACAGACATAACGGCTTCGACACGTACATCGACACGGGATTCGCCAACCTTGACGATCATGTAGCGTTCTCCATAAACAAGACGACCGGGCCGGAGATGGGCCTCCGTGCCCGGTCGTCCTTGTTTACATTCTGCCTAACGTGTCAAGCGTTAGCCGCTGACCGCACCCAGCACGCCCTTGCCGCTGGCACTGGTTGGGCCCTCTTCAGGCTTGCCCAAGCGAGCGTTACTGGCAACCACGCTGGCCACATTCGGCGTAGCGTAGACATTCAAGTAACGCTTGCGGCCACGCATGTCGACATCGAAACGCACCACATTGGAGCTCGTGCTGTCGCTCGGCGTCGGAATCGTGAAGCCGCCAGTGCCGTCACCGACAAACGCTGTGATGTCGCTGTAGCTGCTGGTCGTATCACCTTCCTGCAGCTTCAGAGCTACGGCCACGCTGGAGTTGGTCCCAGCCGCGGCGACTGACTCAAACACCACGTCGATCGACGCATAGTCAAAGCCCAGCGTGTCGATGCTGTGCTGGTGCGTCGCGTTGGTCGCCGTGTCGGACGTGCCGAGCTTGGTGACCGACTTCGAAATCTCGAAACTGTTCATTGTCTACGTTCTCCTAAGCTCAGGCAGTGGTCTTCAGTGCAACCATTGGGCCGGCGTCGCTGGTATCGCCCAGCGAATGCCAGTTGTAGTCAACGCGGATCGTGGCGTACCACGCGGTCTGGTCATAGCGAGCGTACTCGTCGACCGTGCTGCGGATGTTCACCTGCTCGCGGATGCCGTAGATGCCAGCCAGGGCTGCATCGCCAACCAGCACCTTTACGACGCCAGCGTCAGTTCCCAGCGTGCTGTCCATCACGAGGGTCTGCACAACTGGCAGTCCCAGGAACCGAGGCAGCCCGCCGCTGGCAAGGTCGCCAGACGTGTTGCCGCCACCAGCCAGTTGCAGACGCTCGATGGACGCGTGGTAGCCAGCTGGCGAGATGTACCAGGCCGCACCGCCAAGAGCGTAGCGAGGCAGTGCACCCAGAGCCTTGCTGAAGTCAGCCAGGTCAAGATCCTCGAAGGAATCGTTGCCCGAGATGGCATCGACAACGCTTGCAGTGTGAGTGCCGTCGTCAATCTTGGTCACGATGCCTTGGATGCCGCCATAGGTGCTGGTGCCGTCGCCGTTGAAGGCCGCTTCATCGGTTTTCTTGGCGAGCTCGAGCGAGAACTCCTGAACAAGCCAGTCGGCAACCGACACGATTGAATCAGCCAGCAGCTCGTTGG